GGCGAAGCCGAGCATCGTGCGCTGGCTGCGCGACAGGCTCTCTGGGCTGAATGGCTGGTAGCCAGCCGGAGCTTGCGGTGTCATTTGGTCGGCCATCTGCGTCCCCTTCAGTGCTTCCCACGCGGACGGTCCCTGCGTGTCGAATATGTATTGCGCGACCTTCCGCTGCATCGCGGGGTCGAATTTCTCTTCTCCGGTCAGGCCCAGCTTTCCCTTGGCCCAGTCAAGCGTATCCCCGACGATCTGATACCCACCAACCGGCGTCGATTTGTAGCCCAGAATGTCCGTGACGTAGGTCGCGTATGGGCTGCCGGTTCGCTGGAAATCCAGCACCTCGTTGATGGTCATGTCGCTGACCTTCACATCGCCAAACAGGCCGCCTGAGCGGTTCTGGTAGCCGTAGAGCGCGTTCCAGTCCCCACCGCTTTCGCCTTGGAGGATGGCAGGCTCGTAATATGCGAAGGACGGTTGTGCCATCAGAAGAACGGGATCGCTTGGCCAGCCGACATCGCCGCACCGAACCAGTCATACGGCTGGCGCTGCACCGTGCTGCCGCCATACTGAGCGCCAATCGGCATACCGGCCAGCCCGCCCAGCGTTGCCAGCGGCATCTGCTGCTGACGCGCAAACTCCTGATACGGCATCGCGAGGTTCTGCAACGCAAGCTGCGTCTCCGCAGCGCCGAGGCCGCCGAGGCCAGCGGCAGACGCGCCAAGCCCAGCCTGCTCTGCCTGCGCCTGCGCCATAGCGGCGGCCTGCGCCTGCGAGTAGCCCTGCGCCATGAGGCCGGAGATCGCCGCGTCGTATGCGGCGGCCCGCTCACCCTCGTAGACGCCACGGCGGCTGGCGTCAAACGCGCCGGAGCGGATGATGTCGCCCTCTTGGCCGGTCATCTCTTGCGCCCGCTGACGCGCCATCGCCGCAATCTGCGGGTCGAGGACGGTCTCCCTCATCGCGGCGAAGTTGGCGGCGGTGCGGCCCGCAATGTCGGGGGCTTCGCCCATGCGGCGATAGACATCAGCGGCCTCGCCGGACAGCGCCGAGAGCGGCGCGGTCATTGCGCCGCCGTAGGGCGTCACGGGCTGCGCTGCCAAGTTCGTGGCAAACGGGAACACCGTCCCCTTCAGGTATTCCTCCTGATAGGCCGGTATCCTGTTCTCGGTCGTCGTCTTTACTTCGCCGCCCATCTATATCTCCAGTTCAAAGTGCGACCAGCGCCGCTCAAAGCCCACCCTGCGGGCGTATTGTGTCCAGCCGTCTCGACCGTTGGCCTCTATGGCCTGCGCCTCGCACTGCTTGGCGCTCATCTCGACGGCACTCAGTGCCTCTGCCCACCACTCGCTCAACTCTGACCCTGCTAGGTAGTCTATGCGGAGAGTGCGGCGGCGAGGGTGCTGCACGAGGCTCGTCACAAATGAGCCGATCAGCTTGTCCTCTACTTCGACGACCCACGCGAGCGAATTGCCGGCGGCGATGTCGTCGTAAACGTGTTCCGGCCCTATGTTCCTCGCCTCTCTCTCAATGGCCGGAGCGAGTAGCTCCAAGATCGCGGGCCAGTGATCGTCGATAGAGGCCCGAGGAACGTAGCGTATGCGGACCCTTGCAGCAATATTATCATCAGCGGCCAGCGCTGTCATCCGTGGACCCTCGTTATCACGATGGTGCTGGCTGGGGCGGCGGGCGCGTATGCCGTGGCCGCCGTGGCATCCAAAAAGCCGCTCGTGTCGGTCGTAGCCCACATGGCCTCTAAGTAGTCGCCAGCATCAACATGGAACACCGCAGACCTTGAGGCCACAAACGTGGCCCCGTTGTTGTGCAGGCTGCTGACCATTGTTGAGCCAGCCGAATTTACGCCATTGATGCGCGGCCAGAAGCGAAACGTCACCGCCGCCGCCGTGGTGGAGGAAATCTGGGCGGAGAAGCTGATCAAATATTCACCAGCCTCCGCGAAAACGATGCGGCTCGGATAGGTGCCGTCGTTGGCGATCCCCTCTGCCAGCGTCGGCGTGTAGGTCAGTTCGTAGGCCGTATCCGCCGCCGCCGCTGTGACGTTGCTTGTGATCTGGCCCCTGTAGTTCCCATCCTCCAAGATGATCTGCCGGAACTCGCCGTTTTTCGAGACCACCGGATAGCCCGCCACGTCATCCCAGAGCAGGATGCCGTTCTCGGCAGGCACGGGATCGCCAGACCTAAACTGCATCCGCGACAGCGCCCGACCGAGGTAGGTCGAAAGCTGACGGCCCCAGACCTTCCAGTCGGGGCCGACGGGTGGCGGGAGGATCGCGCTCATCTGCGGCCCGCCGGTTTCACGTCAAAGCGGAACTTGCCGACGCGCCAATCGCCGCCGACGTTGCCGGACAGACGCATCCTGACTTGGCGACCCTGAAAGCGGACGCTCGTCGGGTTGCCCATCGTGTAGGGGCCGTGAGACGCCTCGTCAGCCGTGGGGTAGAGGCGCGTCTTGAACGTGGCCGTCACGTCGCCGAGATTGATCTCGTCAGGCACAAGTTCAGTGACGGCAGCGAGGTTGTCGCCAGCGCCAATGCGGAACGGGCCGCTCTCGGCGTAGACCTCGGCCCCGTCATAGTTGAAGCCGGTCTCGTGGTCGTAGAGGCGGCCAGCGGACGAGGCCCACACGGGCTGCCGGAAGACGCCGCGATCCACGCCAGCCGTGCGGTCGATGGAGCCGACGAGCCAGTGGCCGTCGTGGAAGTCGTAGGCGACGTAGCTGTCAATCTCGGTGGAGTTTGCGGAAGGGTAGAAGAACCACACCTCGCCGTTCTGCCCGTTGGCCACGGCCCACGACTTGGTGATCTGCGCGGAGTTGATGTTGAGGAAGACGCGATCCCACACTGGGCATGGCACCTCCTGAACGCGGGAGCCGTCGTAGTAGTAGAAGCCGCGCTGGCCCATCCAGTAGACGCCGCCAGCCGTGTCGGCAATGGCCTTGCGAGAGATTGCCCCGCAGGCTGTGCCAACTCGCTCAAACTGGTAGATGAACGGCGCACCGACGTAGACGGCGCGGTGCGCGTCCTGATCCGTAACGATCAGCGTCTGGCCCTGCGTCCTCGCGGCGCACATGATCTGGCCAGTCGTCTGGAGTAGCTGATCTCCAGCCTGATTGGTCGAGGCCGGTGTCCAGAGGGTGTTGTCCTCGAAGTCGCACCATGCGATGCGCCTCGGATTATTTCCAGCCCCTAGCGCCATTAGGAAGCGCTCCTGAGTCACGATAAGGCCGAGGTTGTCGGTCGGCGCATTGGCGATGACCGCCGCAGGTGTTCCGGTGTTAAGCTGCCACTCGTATAGCTTGCCGTCGGCGCTTGAGCAGGCGACGAGATATTGGCCGAAGAGGTCTAGTGACCAGCAAGTCGCCTCCCCATAATTGCCAGTATCTGGCCGAGCTTGGCCGTAGTAGCCAGTGCCGTAGTAGCCGCCACCGAAGCCGGTATTCACCGTAGCGTCCTCAACGCCAGCGGTCAGGCCAGCGGGCGTGATGTCGGATGTCGTGCCGCCGGATGTCGTGACGTAGAGCTTGTTGTATGTGCCAGCCGCGACCCAGCGGGATAGGCTGTTATCCTGCCACGCAATCATGCCGCGAGGCGCGGCGGCGTATTCCGCCGAGGCATTGCGGGCCGCCCAGCCACGGATCGGGCGCAGGCTGCCCTCGTGCCAGCGGACGAGGTTGCCATCGCGCCAGCGGCCCTCGCTCTCAAGGTCGGTGCCGTGATTGTGGAAGCCTGCGGGGGGCTTTATCTCGACGAGTGCCATGTGTCCCTCACGCGGTTCAGTTTCTCAGTTCCAAGTAGCAAGTCACAAGTGACGATACGGTTGTGGAAGTATTGTCGACGTAGATGTCCACGGCGGTTGCGGGGCTTTGGCAGAAGGCGTAGCCCACGTTGCCGTTGTGGTCTTCGTCTCCGGCGTCGTAATCTCCGGCAAGATAGTTCTGCGACCCAGCGATGGGGTCAGTGCCGCCCGCTGCATTTCTGAACGTGCCAAAGTTTGTGCTGGTCCCGAGTAGGCTTGTGGCGCTGTCGATTCGGCCTAGAATGCCCATAGACGCCACAGACACGGTGCATAGGCTACTGTCCGACGCATTGATGGTCGGGTTTCCGGTGCCGCTGCCCGCCGAGCCGTAGGTGTCCTGAACAGTCACACTGCGGATCACCGTGTTTCCTCTAATGTGGTAGCACACGGTGCCAGACAGGGGCGACCCTCCAGCAAAACCGCTGACTGTCGTTCCGCTTTCTGACGAACTTTCGACGATGCGGTATGCAATCTGCGCCCCG